TTTTTCCAACGAATTTGAGACCCGCGTTCTGCAATGGACGTTCACGACTGGAAGCCCGACGCGCCCGACAGCGTGGTATATCGGCTTGTTTACGGACGATCCGGGCGAAGCGCAGGGCGGCACCGAAGTATCGGGCAACGCATACGCTCGCAAGGCCGTGACCTTCACTGTCTCTGGCGACACGGCGACGAACAACGCTGCAATCGAGTTTGACGTTGCCACGGGCAGTTGGGGCACCATCAGCCACATCGCGGTGTATGACGCTCTGACGTCCGGCAACCAGATCGCCTATGCGGCTCTGACGGCCAGCAAGACGATTGAGACAGGCGACGTTCTGCGTATCCCATCGGGCGACTTGGACATCACGCTTGACTGATAGGAGGGCGCTGTGACGACCTACGCGCCCGGCTATGGCTCTGGCAGTTACGGCATCAAGCTGTATGGTCTTGACGGCTCCATCAAGGACGCCTCGGCCACGGCTTCTGCTGCTGCGAGCGTCACGGCGTCGGTTGTCAGGGTCAAAGACGTATCCGCGACCGTAACTGTAGCCGCGAGCGTCACTGTCGCAGCCCAGCGCGTGCGCGAGAGCGCTTCGGCTGTCTCTGCCTCGGCATCGGTCACTGTAGCCGCCACAAGGGTGCGTGAGGGCGCTGCAACGGCTTCTGGAGCGGCATCTGTCACTGCGGCGTGCAACAGGGTGCAGCCGGGTGCGTCTGCGGTCTCTGCGGCTGTTTCTGTGACTTCTGCGTGCGTGCGCGTGCGGCCTGCCGATATTTCGGTGTCGGTTGCTGCGTCTGTCACGGCAAATGCGGTCGCCATTCTCAACACGGCGGCTGCGGTCAATGTCTCTGCGCTGGTCTCTGCGGCCTGTAACCGGGTGCAGTTTACTAGCGCGGCACCAGTGTTTTCGTGTATAGTCACGGCATCTGTCCGCAAAAAATGGGAAACCGACGCGGACACGGCAGAAATATGGGTTGGGCAGGCAGACACCGCAGAAGCGTGGGCCGCTCAATCTGATACGGCTGAGACTTGGACAGCGCAGCCGAATGGAACTGATAATTGGGTGCCGACATCTAACACGGCAGAAACTTGGAATATAGCAGCGTAGGTGCGAAATGGCCGATACGACAACAACGAACTACAGCTTGACGAAGCCCGAAGTGGGCGCGTCCGAAGATACTTGGGGCACCAAGCTGAACACGAACCTCGACACGATTGACAGCCTTCTGGGCGGCGACAGCGCAATCACGGGGATTGATATTAACAGCGGCACGATTGATGGCGTCACTCTCGGCACAAACTCGGCTGTGACCGAGGCCCAGATCGACAACATCAACATCAACGGCAATGCCATCACTTCGACCGACACGAATGGCAACATCGCTCTGACGCCCAACGGCACGGGCGAAGTGGACATTTCCAAGGTCGATATTGACGGCGGCACCATCGACGGCACTGTGATCGGTGGCAGCACCCCTGCGGCTATTAGCGGAACGACTGGGACATTCTCTGGCAACCTGACCGTGGACACCAGCACGCTGTTTGTTGATGCGGCGAATAATCTGGTTGGGATTGGCACTAGCAGTCCTGCGGTAAAGCTGACATCCCAACTGGCATCCTCTGGTGTATCTGGTATTGCTGCAACTGCCGCAGCTTTGTTTGAAAACAGCGGTAATTCTGATGTTGTTATCGCCGCTGGAACAGCCTCAAAATCACGAATTGCGTTTGCCGATAGTGGTGATTGGATTGTTGGCCGCATTGATTATGATCATTCTGACAACTCAATGCGCTTTGGCACCAATGGCACCGCAGAACGCATGCGCATCGACAGCAGCGGACGGGTGGGGATTGGGACGAGTTCGCCTGCAACTGGTGGTATCCACATTGCTGGTGACTACGCTTCTAACAAAAGCGACATAACTCTACAAAACACAAACGGTGGTAGAACTTATCGTATTGGCGATGGTGTGGGTGGACACGTTGGCAAGCTGACTTTCTTTGATGGCACCGCCAGTGCTGCTCGTATGGTGATCGACAGCAGCGGGAACGTGGGGATTGGGACGACCAGTCCTGCCGGAAAGTTACATTTATCAGGAACCTTTGGAACGACACAGACATCTGGTATTCGTTTTGATGGCTTAGGCGCAACAACCAACAATCTTGCACCGATTGCGTTTTATACCCAGTCGTCTAACTGGGGAACGCAACATGCTGCGAACATTGCTGCGGGCAACGCTGATGGAACGGACGGTGGAGCCTATCTGCGCTTTAGCACTTCACCAGATGGCAATACGGCTCCAACAGAACGCATGCGCATTGATGCGTCGGGCAATTTGCTTGTGGGGACGACGAGTGCAACCCCGAACCCCGGTGTTTCAGTTTTTCCGGCGGGGAGTATGTCTTTAGGAAACAGCGCAGGTTCGTCTGGTTTTGAATTTCTCACTTTTAGGCGCAGTGGCGTCCAAATCGGTTCTATTACACAAAGCGGCACAACGGGGGTTGCCTATAACAACTCCTCCGACTATCGCCTAAAAGAAGATGTGCAGCCGATGGTCGGTGCATCTAACCGACTGATGGCCCTCAAGCCCGTCAACTTTGCGTGGAAGGCTAATGGCAGTCGTGTGGATGGCTTCCTTGCACATGAGGCGCAGGAGGTCGTGCCAGAGGCTGTGACGGGCGAAAAGGATGCGGTCGATAAGGACGGCAAGCCTGTCTATCAGGGCATTGACCAGAGCAAACTGGTGCCACTGTTGACCGCTGCATTGCAAGAGGCACTGCAAAAGATCGAAGCACTTGAGGCCCGTGTGGCCGCACTTGAAGCCTAAAGGAGACACAAATGGCTATCGAAACAACTTGGCGCATTGCGCAACTGGAACGGCAGACTGACACGGGCGGCGTGATCGTGGCCCATTGGAATGTTTCGTCTGTTGATGGCGAATACACCGCATCTGCATACGGCACCGTAGGCTTCTCGCCTGATCCGACTGCCGCAGAATTCGTCCCCTATGCTGACCTGACCGAAGCTGATGTATTGGCTTGGGTGTGGGGCAGCGTGGACAAGGACGAAATGGAAGCCAATCTCGCAAAACAGATTGCTGACCAGAAGGCTCCAAAAACGCAAGCAGGTCTTCCTTGGGCTTGATGAGGTAAACTATGCCGCTAGTGCCGTTGACCATACCGCCGGGCGTCTATCGCAACGGAACTGACTACCAGTCTAGTGGCCGGTGGCGTGACGCCAGCTTGGTGCGCTGGATCGACGGCACTATGCAGCCCGTGGGCGGCTGGACTGAGCGCGTCACGATTGAGGCTGATGCCAAAATCCGCGGCGCGGTGAGTTGGAGCGACAACAGCGCAGATCGCTGGTTCGCTGCCGGATCGCATAACAAGCTGTTTGCTGTCTCCGCATCCAGCACTGTGCGCGACATCACCCCGGCTGGTCTGACGGAAGGCAACGTCGATGCCGAGGTCAATCTCGGCTACAGCGGCGGCTTCTATGGCCTGTATCCCTACGGCACATCGCGGCCTGATGTGGGCGTCTATGACGAAGCGTCAACGTGGAGTTTGGACAACTGGGGTGAATACCTCGTTGCATGTTCCTATGCTGACGGCGGCATCTACGAATGGGATTTGGATGTAACTGTTGGCGCTGAGACCGTCACCAACGGCGTATTCGCGGCAGATAGTGACTGGACCAAAGGCACCGGCTGGACGATTGCCGCTGGCGTAGCTTCGTTCTCTGGCTCTGCCGTCGCCGCTTTGTCGCAGGTTCTAACGCTCGTGAATGGCGAAACATATGAGGCCGTGTTCACCCTGACAAACGCGAGCGCAGACGAGGCGCGCATTGTCGTTACAACCGGCTCTGGCGATGTGCTAGACGCCACCTATGGCAGCGGCACGCATCGGGTGCGCTTTGTGGCCGACGACACCAGCGCCACGCTGAAATTTGAACCGGCAGACGCGGTGGCTTCGGCGTTTGACCTTGATGATGTGTCGGTCAAAAAAATACCTGCGGCAGACATCATCGCCAATGCGCCTGTGAGCAACCTCGGCATCTTGGTGACTGAGGAGCGGTTTCTGTTCGCCTTGGGCGCTGGCGGCAACCCGCGCAAAGTGCAGTGGTCGGATCGTGAGGACAACACGACTTGGACGCCCGCCGCGACAAACGAGGCTGGCGACATTGAGTTGCAGACGGCTGGCAAGATCATGCTGGGCATCCGCACGCGCGGCCAGTCGCTGATCCTGACGGATTTGGACGCTCACACGGCCACCTATCAAGGCCCGCCGTTTGTGTATGGCTTTGAGCGGGTCGGCACATCCTGCGGCGCGATTTCGCGCAAGTGTGCTGTGTCGGTTGACATTGGCGTCTTCTGGATGGGCGCGCGCGGCTTCTATGTCTTTTCGGGCGGTCGCGTGCAGGAAGCTGCTTGCGAAGTGGCTGACTACGTTTTCAACAACCTCAACGTCTCGCAGATCAGCAAGGTCTATGCGGTCGCCAACTCTGCATTTGACGAAATTTGGTGGTTCTATCCGTCAATCGGCAACAACGAGTGTGATAGCTACGTTTCCTTTAACCACAAGGAAAACCACTGGTCGATTGGGTCTATTGCCCGCACGGCTGGCGTGGATGCGGGGACGTTTTCTAAGCCGATCTGGTTTGGCACTGACGGCAAAGCCTACAACCAAGAGAGCGGCGACAATCGCAACGATTTGGCTGTCTTTGCCGAAAGCGGCCCGTTTGAAATCACGGGCGGCAACAACGTGATGATGGCAACGATGCTTATTCCTGACGAAAAGACACAGGGACAAGTGACGACCACATTCAAGACGCGGTTCTATCCGAATGACACTGAGCGCTCTTATGGACCATACAGTATGGCAGCGCCGACCGATTTGCGCTTTACTGGGCGGCAAGTGGCGATGCGCGTGACTGGTGCGGCCAATGATAGTTGGCGCTGGGGCGTGCCGCGAATTGAGGCAAAGGCTAGGGGCATCCGGTGAGATTTGGCGTTCCCCCTGTTGGCGCGGATATTCGGCTTTGGGCCGAGGACTTGCGGCGTTTTCTGTCTCGGTCGTGGGACAGCCTTAGCTACAAGTCGGACGAAGCCACGCCAGCGGCTGACGGCATCATGCTGTGGGACAATACGAACAAATACCCGGTGGTCTCGCTGGATGGCGAATGGCGGCAGATTGTCATTGCCAATGGCTTTGCGTTCCTGACGCAAGACGCAGACATTACGGCTGCGGCATCGGACACGGCTTACCCGATTGTCTTTGACGCGCCTGCGGCTGGATTTGCTGACGGGATCAGCCTCGGCGCATCGCCAAATCAAAGCCGGATCATCTTTGAGGAAGGCGGGCTGTATTACGTGACTTTCACGGCACAGATTTACAGCACCAAAGGGTCAAAGGTATCGTTTTACTTTTGGCCTCGGCTAAACGGCGTCGATGTGGCAGCGGGCGCAACGCAAGCAACGCTACACGACAATCAGCAGACAAAACCCGTAACCAAAGGCGCGATTTTCAGCGTGAGCGCTGGCGATTATCTGGAAGCGTATTGGGCGACCGACTCGCACACAGATAGCTTTCTGAACGCATTTGCCGCGACTGCATTTGCGCCCGCCACGCCATCTGTATCACTGTCAATTACAAGGATCAGGGCTTGAACATCATCGAATACTGCCGCCCGTGGATAGAGGATGCGCTGCAATACGGCGGCGGGACACATACGTTTGAGGACGTTGAGCGGCGCATTTTGGAAAGCAAGCTGCAATTGTGGCCTGCCGAGAGGGGATGTGCAGTCACGGAAATTGTGATATACCCTAGAAAAAAGGTTCTGCACGTTTTCTTGGCGGGCGGCGAAATGGACCAGATCATTGATATGATCGACAGCGCCGTTGAGTGGAGCAAAACACAGGGCTGCACCAGCATGACAATCGCGGGGCGACACGGCTGGAAGCGAGTTCTGGAAAAAT